TGCTCCAGTTACTGGATCGTGTCAGGGACGATCCGCCTGGAGTGTATACGTTTAGATATGCCGGATCAGCGTGTCAGGACGACCAGGATCGCCAGGACGCCCAGGACCGCCAGGACGAACGCCGCGCCGACGACCATTAGTCCGCATCCCGTCGCGGGATCGTGCGTTTCGTATGGCGACACCAGGTTAGAAATAGGTCGTTACAACGACGACGCCCGCGGCGCCATTTCCGCCGGCGCGGGCGACATTGTTCGTCGCGTTATTCGCCGCGCCCGATCCGCCGCCGCCGTAGGCGTGTCCGTTATTCGCGACGCGGTCGTCGGTTATGGACCCATTCCAGGTCGCGCGACTCGATAGTCCGCCCGCCGCGGCGCCCGCGCCGCCATGTCCGCCCGCGGTGTTGTCGCGCGACGATCCCGCGTCGCCGTCGCCGCCCTGGACGTTGACGTCGCCGCCCGACGCCGTCCCGCCAGGACCGCCGTCCGTATTTCGTCCCGTCGTCGCCGCCGACGCGTCGCCCTGTCCGCCTGTTCCGCCGACCGCGCCGACCAGGTTTCCCGCGGAGCTAAACGACGACGTTCCGCCCGTCGCGCCCGCGGCGCCCGTAGTCGCGCCGCCGGCGCCAGCTCCGCCGACGACGACAGGTTCGGTCGCGCCCAGCGCGGACGCCGCGAATTGTTTACGCGCGTATCCGCCGCCGCCTCCGCCGCCCGAAACATTGAATCCAGCCGCCGGCGTAGTTACTCCGCCTCCGCCTCCGCCGCCGCCGACGACCTGGACGTCGACGTACCTGGCGCCCGCTGGTTTCGTCCATGTCCCATTCGCCGCGAATACCTGGACGTTTGGCGCCGCCGGCGCGACGGGCGCCGCCTCGCGCGAATGGCGATGGTCCGCGCGCGCGACCGACGTCGACGTCCCTGTCGCCGCGGTATCGCCTGGAGCTGATGCGCCCGCGGCGACCGATGCTGGGATGCCGTGCTTATGGTCGGACCGCGATACGGTCGTCGCCGTCCCGTCCGCGCTGGCGTCGCCCGCGGACGCCGCGACGACGGTCCCATACGAAACGGAACCGCCTGGCGCCTCGCGACTGTGGCGATGGTCGGATCGGGCGACGGTCGTCGCGACGCCCTGGGACGCCGTGTCGCTGGGCGCCGACGCGCCTGGCGTCCCGAACGCCTCGCGCGAATGGCGATGGTCCGATCGCGCCAGGGTCGTCGCGGTTCCTGGCGCCGCGGTATCGGCGACCGCGCTGGCGCCCGCGGTTCCTGTCGGTATCGCGTCAGCTCCGCCAGGCTGGTGTCGCGACGCGTGAGCTGGCGGCGCCGCCTGTAATTCCTGGATCGCCAGGCGAACCGGATCGCCGAATCCCGCCGCGCTGAGTAGGTCGCCGTCCGCGACGTCAGGGACGATCGTCGTCATTCGTTAGCCTCCGCCGTCATTGTGAGTCGACCCAGGCGCCCGATCGCTGGAGCTGGACGCCGACGACGTCGACCAGGACGCCCGATCGCTGGAGCTGGACGCCGGCGGCGTCGACCCAGGCGCCCGATCGGAACAGTTTGGCGCCAGGGACTAGGTTGTAATTCTGGACGAACATCCCGATCCGGCGCGGAGCGTTCGACGGTCCGCCGGACGCCGCGCCCAGCGCCGCCGGCCATGTCGACGTCGTCCCGCCGTGTCGCCCTTCGAAATGGTTAGGCGTCGACGGTCCCGCCTCCGATACCTGATGCCCGTCCGAATTGTGGCGGTCGAATCCGACATAGAAATCCGCGCCAGCTGCCAGGCGAACAGGCGCCGCCAGGGTCGCCGTATATAGCGCGACGTCGCCCGATCCGCCGGCGCCCTGGTTCGCGACCGTTATCGGTCCGACCGATCCCAGGATCGCGCCGGCGTCGTCCCATAGGCACAGGTAAACGCGACACGTCCCGTTCCAGCCGCCGATCCAGGCGCCCAGGTCGGTAATGTCGCCGTGTGCCGGCATCGTTAGCCGTTCCGCCTCTTGTTGTACCTGGGACGATCCCTGGAACGCATGCCAGCCGCCGGACGGTTTAGTCGTCGTCCCAATGGTCGCCATTCGCCTAACCCTTTATCCAGATATCGCCTTCGCTGGCGCCTGTCGGCGCCGACGTCCCGACGTATAGGCGCCGTCCGCCGGCGATCGCCGCGGGCGTCGTATAGCTCGCGACCGCGCCGACCTGGGACGGCGTCGGGAGTGGCGGCGTTCCGTGGATATGGTCCGACCGCGCCGCGGTCGTCGCCGTCCCGTCCGCCTTCGCCAGTCCATAGGTCGTCGCCGGCGTAGCGGCGCCCAGGGACGCCTGGAACGATCCAGGGACGCCCGTTAGCGCCGTCCAGGGAATAGTCAGGACGGACGCGCCATATATGTCGCCCAGGATCGCCAGGACCGCGTCAACGACGCTATTCGCCCAGGACGACGTCGACGACGAACCGCTGGCGACGTGTGCGGGATCCGCTGGTCGTGTCATTTCGTCATGCGCTCCAGTGTGCCGATCCCCAATAGGACGATCCCCAGCGATCCAGGGACGCGATTAGCCCTTCGCCAGCGTAGGCCCATAGGTCGACCGATACGGACCAGGTATCCGCGTCGATCGTATGGGCGACGCCCTGGACATGGACGGTTCCGGCCATTGTCGCGGCGTAGTCGGTCCATTCCAGGGCGTGTCGGTCGCCCAGCTCGATATCGAGAAGGTCGATTAGTCGGGCGTCCGCCATATTCGCGTCGACGACCGCCTGGAGCTGGTCTATCCGCTGGGTCCGCGTCGCCAGCTGGCCCAGCCAATAGTCCGCGCAATAGACGACGTCCGCGTCGTATCGACAGGTCAGGTCGAATCGCTGGTTCGTCCGCAGTCCGAACGCGATCGCCGAATCCGTCGACGGTCCGCCCGCGGTATACGCCGTCCCGCCGACGCGGGCGCGACTAACCTGGTTGACGACGTCGTCCAGGTCCTGGCCCGTCCCGAACCGCGCCGGCGCGTTCGATCCTGGGACGTCGTCATTCGACCAGGCGACCAGGGACGTCGTTTCGCGGACATACGATCCGGTTCCCAGGCGTTCGCGGAACGCGAAATAGCCGTCGCGGTCGACCCAGGCGTCGCCCGTTTCTGATTCGACCGCGACCTGGAATTCGTCCAGTAGGTTCCGCGCGAAGGTCGACGACTGATGATGGACGGCGCCAGCTGGTAGCGCGACGCCGTCGCGCCCGCGGAGATACGCGGACGGAATTCCCGCCAGTCCCAGGATGCGCGCCAGGCGCGCGCCCGTCAGGTCGTCCAGTCCAGCCGCGGACGCCTGTTCCGGTAGATTGACGGCGCCCAGGTCCGCGAACCGATCCGTCAGCGAACAGGTAAGGCGGAACAGTCCAGGGCGATCGGGTGAGCTGGGCGTCCAGGCGTCCGCCAGGCGCCGGATCGCGCCGCGGAATATCGGGACCGTCGCCAGCGTCGCGCCGCCGACCAGGGCGCGCGGACGGGCGCGGACACGCATTTCCTGTCCCAGCGCGACGGGCGACGTCGGGCGAAACGACCAGGCGCCCTTCGGCGTCCGGAATACCAGGACGACGGTCGCGGTTCCCGCTGGATTCCGTTCGTTAGCGCGCCGGCGCCCGCGCTGGGTCCGGACCGATTCGACCGTCCAGCCGTCCAGCTCGATCCATGTCGGTTCCAGTCCGGACCAGGTCGCGCCCGTGTCCCAATGGGACACGTCCCAGGTCATTCCGCCGACCGCCGCGCCGCGGTATCCAGCTTCGACGATTACCTGGACGCGATCGCGCAGTTTCACGCCTCCGTACCGCTGGCGCGCTGGTATGCCTGGAGCGATTCCGATACCTGGCGCCCGATCGCGACGGGATCGCCGACGCCGGCGTAGACGTTTACCTGGATACCGCGTCCAGCGCCGGCGCCTCCGCCAGCTCCGCCCAGCTCGAAACTGGCCCGTCCCAGGGAATCGGACGGGAATAGTCCGTTCGCCGCGCGTCCGACCTGGTCGCGTCCGCGTCCGACCGCGTCGACGACGCCGTCGATCCAGGCGCCGCCGACATTCGATCCCCAGGTGTCGACCTCGCGGAGCGGTCCGTCCTTTGGCGGCGACATGCCCATAAGGAAATGGAACGCATGCTGCGCCGCAGCTGCGATGTCCGACTGTCCGCCGCGGACCGCGCCGGCGGCGCCCGTAACCCAGGAATCGCCGACATTCGTCCCGTATTTCGCGGCGTCGACCTGGTGGAGCGGATCGGTAGCGTTCGTTACCGCCGTCGCAATCTGTCCGTCCGACTGCGCGATCCCCGTCGCGATATGGGCGTCGTATGCCTTTCCAGTCGAATCGAAATCAGGGTAGTACCCCGTCAATTTCTGGATAACGTCGCCGGCGACGCCCGATCCCGCCAGGGCGACCGCGATCGCGTGGGCGTCCATTCCGCCGGCCAATAGCGTGTCGTAATACTGTCCGATCGCCTTTAGGCCCTTCGTCGACGGCGTCCCGTCCGCGGCGCCCTCGATCGTCCCGATCGCCTTTATCGCGACCGCTTGCGCCGCCTCTTTCGCGCCTGGAATCTCCGACGTCATTCCGGACGCGACCGCCTTCGTATATTTCGCGCCCGTCAGCTTCGCCGCTTCCTCCGCCGGCGACATTCCCTCTTTGAGTAGCTTTATCAGGTTGTCCGCGGCGTCCAGGACCTGGTGACTAGCGTCCGCGATTCCCTTTCCGATATCGGACGGGATCATCTCGCCGATACGTAGCCAGTTAGCGGTCGTAACCATTTCCGCCGCTTTCCGCGTCATGTCGAATATGTCGACTCCGACCTGTTCCGTAGCGGTCGCGACCTGGGACGCCATAACGCCCGACGACACGCCCAGCGCGCGTAACGCGGTATCCAGGTCCGCCGACGACGCCTGTATCCCTGAGCTGGCGTCGGTCGTCGCGACATTCGCCGCCTTCCAGCTGGCGATATAAACGTCCATCGACTCAGTCGCCGCGGCGCCGCCCGCCTTCGCCTCCGCCTGGGCGTCCGCCCATGCCTGGTTCGACTGTTCGGCGGACAGTCCAGCCGCCTCGCCCGCGGCGATAAACGACCGTCCCAGGTCGTCCAGCGCGGCGAAATTAGGGTCAATGAACCTGTGGAGATTGTTTAGTCCGTCGCCCAGGGCGCCTAGTCCGTCGACGAATATTCCGATAGCCGCGGCGATTATCTGGATCGCGCTATCGAATGGTCCGGACAACATTCCCGCGACCTGTCCCAGCGCGCCGAATACCTGTCCCAGCATGTCGAACAGGAACCGAAGATATTGTCCGTATAGGTCCGCGACGAATCCGATTACCTGTTGCAATCCCTGGATTAGCGGCTGGTTATTGTCGACCCAGCCCTTTATCGCGTCCGCTATCTGGACGACGAAATCGATCGCGCCGGACAGGGCGTCGGCGAACATCGGGACCAGCGTCGCGGCGATCGGGTAGAGAACCTCGCCCAATTTCGTTAGCGATTCGTCGACCTTCGCCTGGGCGATGCGCTGGGAATTCGCCAGTCCGTCCGACGTCCGCGCGAAATCGCCCTGTGCCTTAGTCGTCTGTTCCAGGATCAGCTGATAGGTCGCGGTCGCCTTCGCGTTCTTATCCAGGGCGCCGACGCCGTCGTATAGGCCCAGGGACATAGCCTTCGCCTTGACGGACGCGTCGTCGAGCATTACCCCGAACGCGCGGATAGGTTCCGTTTCGCCGCGGAACGCCGATCCAATAGCGTTGACGACGTCCTCTGTCGGCGCGTTATTGAATGATCCGACGTCCGCCGATAGCTGGACGATATCGGTCGACATATTCGCCGCCTGGTCGCCGGCGAATCCGAAATTCGTTACCAGGTTCCCGACGTTGCCAGCCAGCTCCAGGTATTTCCCTGAGCTGACGCCGACCGTCGTCGCCGCCTGGTTCGCCTTGTCATTGACGATCCCGAACGAATCGCCGAACAGGACCTGTGCCTTAGACGCCGCCTCCGCCTTGTTAGACGCCAGGTCTATCGAATTTCCGATCGCGTCGATCGCCGCGGAGATTCCCGCCTGTGCCAGTCCGATCCCGAATCCCGTTACCGCGCTGGCGACGCCGATCATCGCGCCCTGGGCGACCGATCCGAATTTCGACGACTTAGTCGCCGCCTCGTCGAATCCGGTCCCGACGCGGTTTAGGTCGTCGGCGCCCTGGACCGCGACGTCGACACGGACGTCCAGCTGGTTCGCCATTAGATAGCGTCGCCGATCAGGTCGTCGACGGCGTCGTCGCCCGCGCTAATCACAGGTTTCGGGAGCTGGCGGAGTATCGGGAATATCCAGGTCCCGCCGGAATGTCGCGGTCCGAATTGCGTATAGCGGTCCGATCCGAATTCCGATCCCCAGATCAGGTCGCCGGCGACTCCGCGTCCCGCCTGGTCGTAGGCGTTTAGGTGGATCGCGTCGCCCTGGTAGTCGAACGCGCCGGCGACCGCCTTCGCCTGTGGCGGCGACGACGTCCTGGCGCCCTGGGCGTTTATCGCCGACGCCGTCGCGGTCCCGATCGCCGCGGCGATTTCCTGCGGATCGGACAGGCGCGCGACCAGGGCGTCGACGGCGCGCGCCGCGCCCGCTAGGTCCGTCGTCCGCCTGGTCGCCATGTCGTTACTGCCTCCGCCTTAGTAGGGCGACGATCGCGTCCGCCAGGTCGACCGGAATCGCCTCCGCCTCCGCCGCGCTAATCCGTAAGGCGACCATTAGCGCCGCCTGGTCCGCTAGGGCGACGTCGCCGCCGCCGTACCTTTTGACTCCAGGCGTTCCTGGTTTACCGCCTGGAAATCCTCTTGTCGGACCTGGTCGATAAACGTTTCGAAATCGACGTCCTGGGCGATCAGCTCCAGGCGTTTCGCGGCGTTCCAGAACGACCGCATCCCCAGCTCGGCGCGATCGTCGCCGGCGACCTTAGACGCGCGCCATATGTCGCCCATGCTCATTTCGCCGGCCATTAGCTGGAGCTGGTCGCGCGTCATATACGCGCCAGCTCCAGCGTCGCCGTTCGCCGCCTTATCCCCGCTAGACATTTCCGCGATCCCCTTTCCTTAGTCCCTGGTTACGGTTCGACCCATGTCGGCGCCGACGAAATCGGGAGCGTCAGGTCATAGGACCGCGCGGTCCCTGGTTCAGTCGGTCCGCCCAGCGTCGGGTCGAACAGGATTTCCGTGTCGAACTGGCGATACCGCGTCGTATCCGCGCCGCGGTCGTACAACTTAGCGCGGACCGCCTTCCCGATCAGTCCCGCCCAATTCGTCGACGTGTCCTCGTTGACGACGATCGTCGCTTTTCCCGCCCAGGTCGGATCGCCGCTGGACTGATAGGTCCCGCTAAACGTTTTCACGTCGGTTGTCGGAATCGTCGGCGTCAATTCGACGACCGACACGTCGTCCGACACGTCGACGGGCGTCCCTGTCGGCGTTCCGTCGACCAGCTCTACCAGGGACATAACTGGATTTCGAATGATGATCGGCGCGACCATTTCCCTAGCCCTCCATATACGTAAGGCGGACAGTCGCCGCCAGGTAGTCGATTCCGCCCTCGGCGGACTGGACGATCCCCGTCGTTTCTTTCCAGCTCCAGGGATTTCCGTCCTGGACCTTTTCGACCAGTAGGACCAGCTCGCGGAGCGTGTCGACCTGGTCGCCGGAATCTCCGCCGGCGTTGATTACCGCGACGACCGCGTAGCGTTCGCCGATTTTCTGGAACGGTAGGCGTTCCGCCAGGTCGCGCCAGGGCGAATCCGGACGGATAACCAGCGCCGGCGTCGCCAGGATCGCCGGCGGCGCGGCGTAGACATTGACGGCGACGGACTGAGCGTCCGCCAGGGCGCCCAGGATCGCCGCCAGGTCCGATCGCGGCGCCATTAGGTAACGCCGAAATCCGACCGGTATCCGCGCAGTAATTCGACGTACTGCGGGAGCTGGTCGCGGACCGCGATCGCCGCGGTATCGAATACGCCGGCGACGCCGAAGGGCGCGTCGGGCGCCTTATACGTCGATACCGCTAGCAGTAACGCCGCCGATGCCAGGCGCGCGGACGGCGTTCGCGGCGTTACAGGATCGGTCGCCTGGTCGACAGGGAATGTCCCAGCCAGCCAGGACGACGCGTCCTGTTCGACAGTCTCGATAGCGGCGTCCAGCGCCAGCTGGACGTCCTGGTCGGACCCAGCGTCGGACCTGGTTATTCCGAGTCGCCGTTTTACCTGGTCGACGTCCGGCCAATTCGCCATTTCGATCCCGCGTCCCGCGCCTTACTAGGGCGCCAGGGCGTAGGTCGTAAACGCCGCCGGATATACCGGCATGAACCAGAAAATGGACGCCAGTCCGACGTCGCGACCGAATTTCTCCGGAACGTCGGCGACCAGCTGGAACGAACCATCCTCCGCCCAGGCGAATCCCTTCGCCGGACCCAGGATGATGTCGACCGCCTCGTCGTCCAGTGCCGGCGTCAGAATCGGGCGACTGATGCCGTTATCGACTAGCCCTGGATACATCGCCGTCCCGCCTCCGCCCGCGGGAGTCTTTGCGTTCGCATAGGCGGCGTATGCCGCCGACGACACCCAGCAACTGTCCGGCAGCATGGACCGCCCGACTGCCAGTCCGTTCGCGAACGCCTCCCCGTAGGACGGCGCCGCCGGATTCCAGGTCCCCGTCCCAGCCGTCACGCCCGCCGCCAGTAGCGCGTCGACCGCCTCGTCATCGGCGTTTATCGCCATTGACTCCGCGACCAGCTCCAGCCATAGCTGCATAAACGCCGGCGTGGATCGCCGGATCAGCTGCATCGACAGGTCGCCGGCGCCGCCGATTGTGACGGACTGATAGTCGACTGTCTCGATTTCGGTCGCGCGCGACGGTAGCGCCGCCTTCTCCGCCGACTGTTTGCCAGTTAGCGGGCGCGTCTTTATCCGCGGAAATGTTTGGGTCATTCCCGATCCGCCGGCGTCGACTTTCCGCGTCGACTGGAGAAACGGGCGCGCTGGGTCGATTATGCCCAGCAATTCCGACCGGACATTCGCTGGGACGACGCCCTCATTTCCGGTCGTAATCACGTCCGCCAGGGCGCGCGTCGCCAGCTGTGCCGCGGCGCGATCGCCGGACAGGTACGCCAGCGACGCCTGGACCCATTCGCCAGTCGTCCAGCCGCGATCCGTCGCGCCTGGCATGGACGGGACGTCGACGATCCGGCGCGCCCTTTCCTCCAGGGCGTCGAACCGCGTCCCGATCCGCCCTTCGAACGCCGCGATTAGCTGGCGGACGTCGTCCGGCGTCAGCTGGTCCGGCGCCGCCGGCGTCGGTCCTGGTCCTGTAACTGGTTCCATTCCTGGTCCCTCCGTACTCCGTACCGCGACGATCGCCGCGGACTGGTGAGCTGGGCGCCAGGTAAGCGATACCTCGCGCAAGTCCATGTCCGACCGAACCGCGATCGGGCGCCCGTCGTCCGCCTTCGCCCAGCTAGACGGTTCGCTGGGGAGAAATCCGATAGACGGACCCTTATAGGTCCCGTCCTGGGCTAGCTCCAGCGCCGTGTCGCCCTGGACTGTGCGGGATGCCTTGATGGTCGCGAATGGTCCCTGTTTGGTGGACCAGGTCCTGGTCACGCGTCCGAATGGCGGGTCCGCATGATCCAGGCGCGCGATCGCGTCGACCGGACCGCCCGCGGTATGGATGCGCGTGTCCGCGCTAAACGATTCCAGGGCGCCCGATCCCAGGTCCGCCGGAACGTCCCATTCCAATAGGCGGACGTCGATTTCGCGGGCGACCAGGTCGGATCGCGTTATCAGCGACTGAGTCGATCGGTATTCGCGGAGCGGTTCGACCATCGCCCGCTAACCCTTCGCGTCGCCGGCATCCCCGCCGTTAGCCTTCGCGCCCTTCGCGCCCTTCGCCTTCGCGCCCTTCGCGTCCTGGTCGTCGTCGTCGTCGATCGGGACGAATGGATAGCCCAGGACCTTCGACGAAATGCGGACCGCGTCCGTCCGACTGTTCCGGTATTTCTGAGTCGCCATAGTTTCCGCCTCCGCGTTTACTGGATGGATGCGCTGGACGCGACGCCCTGGGCGTCGGGAATGGACGGGATCGGACCAGGACCTGGCGTCGGCGCGGTCGTCGCGGCGCCTGGCGCGATTCCCTCCGCGACCTGGGCGAAATGGGCGTCGTATATCTGATTCGCGATCGCGATCGCGTGGATATCGAACCGCGTTTTAGGATCGGCGCGTTGTAGCTCCGCCAGGTCGAAACGAACCGTCCGCCGGCGGACCAGGAAATCCGTTAGCGCCGCCTCGATCGGGACCAGGTACGACGGCGCCAGCGTCGTCCGGACGAATTCCGTCATTAGGTCGCCGACGTTCTGATACGTCAGCGACGATCCCGCCTGGGCGTACTCCAGTAGCTTCCCTGGCATCCCGAACAGGACGGACGCCTCCCCGCGACTGTGCATCCTGGCATCCAGTAGCTGGGCGTCGTGGGGCGACACGCCCAGCGGCGACGCCGTCATAATCCCGCCGCTGGTAACGCGGACGGTCGACGACCGTTCGATCCAGCGCGTCCGGATCGCCTCCGCCTCCGCGTCCGTTAGCTTCGCCTGGGAATGTAAGTGCGTCGCTGGGACGCCCGCCTCCGCGAAATAGCGCGCCGCCCATTCGTCCGCCTCCGCAGCTGCGGATATCGCGGCGCCTGTGCGCTGGAGCGGTCCCGATCCCCAGGGCGAATCCGGAACAGGGTCCAGTCGAATAATCCGGACGCGCGCCGGCGACAGGACGCGCCCGCGCCAGGTGACAATCCGTTCTATTTGGCGGTCGTCCCAATCGATAGAACATTCCGCAGTCGGTAAATTGAGAATGGATAGCGGTTCGCCGTCCGCGTCGACCGCCGCGGCGTACAGGATCGCGGTCCCGCGCGACGCCATATTCCAGGCGACGCCGAACTGGAAATCGCGCCCTGTTTGCCAGGGATCGGGACGGGCGACGATCCGCGGCGTTACCGCCTCCAGGACGCCGTCGTAATAGCTCAATAGTGGCAGGGCGCCGACCAGCGACGCGATCAGCTGGACCGCGCGCCCGTATGCCGGAACCGCCAGCGCCTCCGCGATCCCCAGCGCGCGCCAGGGCGTCGATCGGATTCCCTGGACCGCTAGCAGCTGGTCCGTTAGCCCAGGATGGTCGACGAAACTGTCCAGCTGACGCGCCGCCAGGTCGCGGGATCGGACGAATTCGACGATACGGTCGCGGACACCCATTCCCGCGGAGTATGCACGTTGCGGTTGCATATCGGGAGCTCGATTGCATAATCCTCGAGCGGGCGTGTCCAAGTATCCCCGCGGACGCGCCCGCTAATGCACAGTCGGGACGTTGTCCCTGGGCGTCGTCGCCATCCAAACGGCATATATCGCCGCCAGCGACGCGGGAATCGGACGGTCCGCCTTACCTGGGACCGCCAGGAACGTCCCAGCGCCGGCGCCCAGCGATTTCCGGACCGTAAACGCCAGGTCCTGTCCGACCGCCTCCGCGTCCGACCAGGCTAGGCGTCCCGCCTCCAGCGTCGCGACGAACCGCGCCGACGCCGCGGCGTGGAGCTGGCCCGATATCGCCTGGCGTTCGACTCCAGGCGCGTCCAGGAACCGCGCCAGGTCGCGATCCGACGCCGGCGAATAGCCGACCGCGACGACGCCCAGCTGGTCCGCCAGGTCGCGGATCGCGGCGCCGGCGCGGTCGACGTCGACGGGATCGCCCTGGATATCCGCGGCGATCCGTAGCGCGACCGTCCCGTCGTCCTGGGTCCAGGCGAGAACCGCGACGATCCGCCCTGGCGCCTGGGACACGCCCAGCGACGGACGGATCGGATCGGGCGTCCCGCCGGCGCCTCGTTGCCAGGCGACGTCGTTGACCAGGCGCGGGAGCATGGACGGGACCCAGCGACATAAATGCTCCGTTTCGAATATCGCCGGCGTCGCGGCGTAGTCGGTCCGGAATCCCTCCAGCGTCGTCCAGGCGATCAGTCGACCTAACGACGGATTCGCCTCCGCCCAGCCGCGCCGATCGTCGATATCGCGATCGGGCGCCGCGGACCATTCCAGGAACGCCAGGGAATCGTCGCCCAGGTCGACGGCGCGCTGGCGGAGTCCGTTTAGGACGACTGACAGGTCGTCGCCGGCGTTCGACAGGAACCAGGTCTGTCCGTTCGGCGACGCCGTCAGCGTCGGGCGCGCCGCGGCGACGAACGCGTAATCGAGTAGCTCGCGCGCCTCGTCAATGATGACCAGGTCATTAGCTGGACCGCGCGGTCCCTCGCGTGTCGGCGCGACGATCCGGTAAACGCCGCCGGACCAGGTGTCGATCCGTTCCTGTCCGTTCGCCGATCGGATCGCTTTCCGAAGCTCCGACTTAGGCGTCAGGTCCGCGACGCGTTCGAATACCTCGCGCGGTAACGACCGATTCTGAGCGGTATGGACGACGCGTTCGCCGACCTTTAGGGCGCGCCGGATACGCGGGACCAGGATTTCCGATTTCCCGTTCTGGCGCGAAACGACGACGACGATCGTCGACCAGGTCCAGCGCGATCCGGTCGTCGACATGGCATAGGTCGCGGCGTTCGTTTGCCAGGTGAGCGGGCGGATACCGCACTCGCGCGCCGCGGCGCGCCATTCGCGGACCAGCGACGTCCGCGGGAATGGCGGCGCGATCCTGGGGAGCTGGACGCCGTATTTCGGCGCCCTGGTCGACCTGGGCGTCGCCTAGCGTCCGGTCCGTTTCGCCGTCCAGCGGGCGCGGATCGGCGTCCAGCTGGAGCTGGTCGACGACGGGCGCCCTGGATCGCCGGCGCCGGCATATGTACCGCGGGGAGAGGGACGCCCGCGACTAGCGTCGCGGTCGCCCTGGGCGCCTAAAGAACGCGGGCGAGCGTCGGGCGACTGACACGTCGCGCAACAGGCGACCAGGTTCGACAGGTCGTCCGATCCGCCGATCGCGCGCGGTATGCGATGGTCGACGGTCGCCGCCATTCGCCCGCGAACGCCAGGGAATAGCGGGCGTCCGCAGTATTGACAGGTCCAGTTATCGCGGACCAGGACCGCCAGGCGCGCGCGCCTCCAGCTCCAGCGATGTATCCCCGTCGTCGTCATGGACGGACGGCGTGGCCCGATAGCGTCGCCGAACCGGTGTATCCGTAGCCAGCTTCGCGGATCAGGGCGAACCGGACGGACTGGACGCCCTTCGGCGCCGTCCAGTTACCGCGCGTCCGACCGTCCGCTAACGGATCGTAGTAATGGACCATCGCGCCATCCTTACCGCGCCAGCGATCCGCCAGGGCGATCGCATGCGCGCCGCGATATGTCCGCGATCCGACGATCCCTGGCGCCGTGTCGATCAGCTTTCCGTATTCGACGAACAGGACGACGAACCAGCCGGCGTCCAGTAGGTCGCGGACGTCCTGGGTCGCCCTGTCCTTTAGGACCTGGTAGTCGGTTCCCTGCGCCATTCCCTGACGGGCGTATGCCTTACGCGCCAGGACCGATCCAGTCGGTCCGTCCGGATCGCCGCCGGCGGCGCGTGTCGCCTTCGCCGATAGCTGGACGCCCGTTACCAGCTCGATCGCCTCCGACGTCATGGCGACGTTGCAATCGACTCCCGCCGTTACCGCCTGGCGGAACGCGAAATCGTTGTTCCGATCGTTTAGCTGGGACCGGCATATCGCCGTCAGCATTAGGCGACAGGTTCAGGGACGACCGGTTCGTCGTCGGCGCCTGGTTCGTCGTCCTTAGCGTCGGTCGCCGCTGTCTCGATTTCCTGGTCGATCGTGTCGACGTCGGCGTCAGGGACGCCCTGTTCGATCCCGTCGTCAGCTGGCGACAGGTCCTGTTCCGTGTCCTGGTCCGTCATTCGATCCCCTTTCCAGTGCGACTAGACGCCAGGCGTCCCGTTCGGCGTTCGAATCCTCCAGGTCCTGGACGACGCGATCGTATTCCCTCCGCCATATGTACCAGCCGCGCCAGCCGCCGATGATCGCGACCGTTAGCAGTAACAGGGAACCGCCGTCCCGTATCAGCTGCCAGGCGACGCCCAGGTCCATGTCGACATTGTCCGCGCCTCTATTCCTGACATATTCCGGACAATCCTCCCCGTCCGACGCTAGCAGCTGCTAGCAGCTAGCCAGCCAGCTAGCGGTCGCCCGCTGGCGCGCCGTAGTCGCGCGGGCGCCCTAGCGGAACAGGCGTACCGCCCTCCCCCGTAGGTCCCTCCCAGCGACAGGTCGCGGGCGTGGACGGACTGTGGATAACTTTTGTGGATAACTGAGCCGCGGACAAGCGCGCGCCTACGTCGCGGACCCCTTGTCGGATAACCAGGACCGCATCCCCGCCGGCGACGTTTAGGCGTCGTCGCCAGTCGCCGCCCGATCGGTTCGAAACGCTTACCCAGCGGAACGGAACCGGATCGGGCGGACGACCGCCTGGCATCCCTGACGAATGTCGTCGCGAACGATACGTCAGCGATCGGCGATCCGTCGATCCAATTCGCGCGGATCGGCGCCCTTCGCGCGGATTAGCTCATCCTCCGCGGAGCGGCGTTCCGCCTGGAGCTGTTCGACCGCCAGGTACGTCGCGCGAATTCGCCCGATGCCCTCCGCCATTAGCTCGCGGACGCGGTACTCGATCCATTCCCTGTCGCCGGCGTCCAGGCGATACGTCACGCTTTCAGCTCCGCCAGGATCGCGTCCAGCTGGTCCGGACGGGCGACGAACGCGTCGACGTATCCGCCGGCGCCAGTTAGCGCGCGATCGCCGCCGCCCGTTAGCGCGGCGATCCATTCGACCTGTGACGCCGTCGTCGTCCCGTCCTGGCGTTTCAGCTCCAGGAACAGGACGCGTCCCGCCTTCGCCAGTACCAGGTCCGGAAATCCCTGGTGTCCCTGGACGATCGCCAGGTCCGACCGGCGGATATGGAACCAGCGCCAGCCCAGGAACGTCGCCGCCTCCGTTATCGCCTGGAGTAATTCGTCCTCCGTCATAGCGCGCGCCATACGCGCCCGCGCGTCGACCGTCATTTCGCATCCCTCCGGAATTCGCCGCATACGTCGCACAGGACGCCGACACGCGCCCAGGACGGGCGTCCGTCGACGACGACGCGGATATATGCCGTCCGTAGCTTTCCAGGACAGGACGACGCCGGCGCGCGCCTGTGGGACGTCACGGCGCCAGCTCCGCGCGGGCGTTACAGGTCCGGCATTTCAGGAACGCCGGATATGCCTGTCCGATCCTGGGTCCCGATTTCGCGGTCCCAGCTGGAATCAGCGACATCGGACCGTGTCCCGCTGGACAGTAACCAGTCGCCGGCGCGCTGGGCGCCCTGGTCGGACCGTCCCTGGTCGCGATCGTCGCGTCCGCGGTCCGTAGCAATAGCTCCAGCTGGGCGCGCAATTCGTCGACCGTGTCGACCTCCACTGTGAATCGGTACTTAGGCATCGGGACGACCCTGCATTACCGCCAGCGCCTGGGCGTCGATCGCCTGGTCCCTGGTATCCGCCTTTCCCTGACGGACGCGCCTGGGCGTCCCTGGGACCAGCGTCGCGCCGTCCCAGGTATCGGGCGTCCCGATCCATACGACGGACCAGAACCAGCGACCGTCGCCTGGGTCCTGGGCGATATGGGCGACCGATCCGGCGCCGACGCGCCGCGTTTCTATGCTCATACGAAATTCCGCCCGCGTCGGGCGAATGGTCGGACGCCTTCGCGCCGCGCGGCGATGATCGTCGCCGCCGCATAGGTCCGCGCCTGGGCGATCGCGCGGACCTGATGGACGTTCCGTTTCGACGGATCGGGATAGGCGCCTTCCAGTCGATTGACTCTCAATCGCGCCAGGTAAACGCGCCCGCGCCATTCGCGCGCCAGGTCGACGAACGCTGGGACGTCGCGGATCATCGGACGCCGCGCCGTCGCGCCAGGAATCGCGGACAGTCGCCCGCGTGATAGTTACCTAGTAGCGCGTCGCAGCTGACGCACGATCCGCGCCCAGGGCGACAGTCGTCGGCGCCGACCGTCAGGACGCGCCGGCGTTCGCGTATGCCGTCCAGTAATTCGCGGCGCGTCAGTCCCTCGCCCGTCGCGGAC